GACTTCACTGCATGGTTGTTAGGTTATTATAATTTTCTTGATGCGAAGCTTTATATAAAAAAAGAAATCGCTATGAGAGAAAATGAGTTTAGAACTGATCGGCTTGCCGAGAGCATCAAAAAGACTGAGGAAGATTTTGCCAAGATAAGTGGACCTCAGTCTCGGATACGCCGCATTGCAGATAATGCAAACTTGAATATCCTTGCTGATTTATCTAGTATTTATAGGCTTCCATTCACTCCCGTTAGTAAGAAGAATGGGAAGGAATGGATGGTGAATCAGTTGAGGCAAGCTGTGAAGGCAGGAAAAATCATTATAGATCCCTCCTGCAAGATGCTGATCTCCTCTCTTGAATTTGGAATCTGGCGGCGCAACAGAGACGATTTTGACAAATCTCCCGATCTTGGCCATTATGACTTTATTGATGCTTTGATTTATTTGGTCGCAGTACTCCTCCCCACAGTTGTCAACATAAATCCGATTCCCCCGCTATATAAAATCAATGTGACCAACACAATGTTTCCAAATAACCAGGTTCCCTATAATGAGAGCCAGGTAACAACTGATGCAGCCGTAAAGAAGATGTTTCCCAAACTATTTTAAGGAATGAATAATGGACAGTCACGTTTTTGACTCATATTGGGCCGCAGAACAGGATGTTCTGAAATTGGTTGGATATCTTGAGCATAAGGTATCTGACTTTGATCGTCATATTGATATGGCTGGTCGTTGGCTCACATGGCGGGATCTTTATTACAACTATTATTTGGTTAATGAGCAGAACTATCTTTTTCCCAACTATGGTGCTGATGGATTCAAGCGGCTTAATATAAATCATTTTAGGGAAATTCTTAAGCATCTTCTTTCATTGGTCACGGCGCAAAGAGTAGTTCCAGAACCGATGTCCACGAACACGGATGCCAAGTCCCAGGCCCAGACGATTTTTTGCAAGAACATCCTGACCTATGAGAATAAAGAAAAACGACTTGACAAAACTTTTGAGTTTGCTTGTGAAACAGCCATTCTCCTTGGAGGAGCCTACGTCTCAAGAGAATGGGATGCTTCAATTGGTGATATTTATGGAGCTGACCCAATATCGGGACAGCAACTCCATAAAGGTGATTATGTAGTCAACATCTACAATCCTCTCGACTGTATCTTCGACTTTGCCCAGAGTGGATGGGATGTGAATAATTGGGTTATTCTTCGAAAATATTATAATCGGTGGGATCTGATTGACAAGTTTCCTCTTCATGCGGATGCGATTAAGGCAATTTCTATTGCTCCTGAAACAAAGAGACACCGATTGGGGCATATCATCAATGAAAAGAATGAGGACTTGATCCCACTGTATACTTTTTACCATAAAAAGACAGCCTCAGTTCCAATGGGCCGCACAACCATCTTTTTAGACTCGCATACATGCCTATTTGATGGCTCCCTTCCCTATAAAAGAGTTCCCGTGGATCGTATTGCTGCTGATGACCAGATGAACAATCCTTTCCCCTATTCGGTTTCGATGGATCTTCTGCCCATCCAGAAGGTATACAATGCTCTTGTGTCTGCTGTCTGCACGAACCAGGCCGCATTCGGTGTACAGAATATTATGATTCCCCGAGAATGCTCGATTGCACTCACGCAACTTACTGAAGGAATGAATGCGATTTACTATGATGCCTCTGTTGCTCAGGGAGCGAAGCCAGAACCATTGAATCTTTTAATGACTCGTCCCGAGATATTTCAATTTATTGAATATCTTGAAAAGAAGATGGCGCAAATCTCTGGAGTCAATGATACAATTCAAGGAAATCCTGCTGCTAATCTTAAATCGGGAACTGCTTTAGCTTTTGTTGCTTCTCAAGCTCTCACTTTTATTAGTCCCCTTTCTCGATCTTATAATGCTCTTCTTGAGGCTACTTGGACTGGTATTGTTGATATCATCAAGGAATTCGCCACGACGCCAAGAATGCTCCTCATTGCTGGAAAGTCAAATTCCTATGAAGCCACTGAATTTACGAATAAGGACATTGAGGATATTGATCGGGTTATAGTGGAGACAGGAAATCCCCTCACACAAACATTGGCTGGAAGAATCCAAATTGCCCAAGATTTGCTGCAGGCTGGACTTCTAAACAAGGAAGAGTACATGACAGTCATACAGACAGGACAGATTGAGCCACTTTATGCCTATGAAACAGCAGAACTCCTCTGCATCAAAAAGTCGGTGGAGGATCTTCAGGCTGGAAAGCCTCATAAGGCATTGATAACAGATAATCATCCTTTGTTCATCCGGGAATTCTTGACCATTCTCGCCTCGCCAGATATCCGCCTTGCACAAGATAATGTTGTGATGACGAATACCCTGAATGCCATCCAGCAGCATATGGACTTGTGGAAGCAGGCGACCATATCGAATCCGGCAATCCTAGCAATCCAGAACGTGCCACCATTTCCCATGCCGCAGCCTTCAATGCCCCTTCTGGGTCCGGGAGCAGGAGCACCTCCTCCAGCAGTAATGCCAGGAAAGGAAAATCCGAATGGTTCTAAAGTTCCAAAAGCACCAAATTTGCCAGGAGTGATTCAGTCCACTCCACCTGGAGCAGTTCCTCGTGTGGCTCCGCCACAAGCCCCAAAACTTCCTCCAGGAACTCCAGCAGTGACACAAAATGCTGCCGCCCAATTACAGGCAGCTGTTCCACAAGTTCCACCAGTAAGATAAAAATTCAGGAGAAAATTACCAATGTCTAATTTAATTTCAGGCAAATTTCCGGCCCAAACATATCGAAACCTTAATGTGCAAACCACTGGATCAGTAATCAAGGCTGCCAAGGGGCAAATTTTTGACTTGCACATCTGCAATCAAGCGGCTGCGACACGATTTGTCAAACTGTATGATAAAGCCACTGCTCCCACTGCATCTGATACTCCTTTGCGAACCTATTCGATTCCGGCCACCACCACCATTTCTCTTGCCGTGACAACCGCAGGAATTGAGTTTCTGTTAGGAATTGGTGTTCGTGGAACTCAACTTCTTGCTGACAATGATAATACCGCACCCGCAGCCAATGACATCATTGTAAATGTCGGCTGGCTATAAAATTTAAGGAGAATCAAAATGGCACTTTTACTCAAGGCAATCAATAGTTCGGATACTACAATCATGTTCTCCTCGGGGGATATAAATTTTCCCCAAGATGCCGGAGTGGTCCAAATTAACTCTGAAATAATTACTTATACCACCATTTACATGGGAACGATGTACGGGTGCACGCGCGGGGCGCAAAGCACAACTCCCGCCGCCCATGCAATTTCTAGTTCCATTCTTCTACTTAATTTCTTCAGCGGAATTCCCACTGATTTGGGAATAACTCAATTGACGGGGGATGTGACGGCTGGACCTGGAAGTGGGAGTCAGGCTGCCACATTGGCCAATACAGCAGTGACTCCGGGTTCTTATACTCATACGAGCCTTACAGTGGATGCCAAGGGAAGACTGACGGCAGCCTCCAATGGAACTGCCCCAGTCACCAGTGTTACAGGAACAAGTCCCATTGCAAGTTCAGGGGGAGCCACACCGGCGATTAGCCTGAATGATACTGCCGTCACTCCTGGTTCATACACAAGTGCCAACATCACCGTAGATTCTAAAGGTCGTTTAACTGCCGCTGCAAATGGATCTGGCGGAACTACATTTCCACTTTTAGCTCCAGATGGAATCAACAGTGCTCCATCATACTCATTTACAACGTTGCCAACGGGAGGGCTGTGGTGGGATGAGGCCAACGGATTTTTACGAGTAAATCGTGATGATTTGCACAGCCTAGCCATTAATGGTTCTGGTGGATCTGATGTGATCATAACTAATCCAGCTGTCGGAGGAGGCATCGCGCTAATATCAGATGCAACAGGATCAGTAAGTGTGGGTAGCGCAGTAGCTCAATTGTCATTGAGTTTTGGCGCATTTGCAGCAGATTTATNCTCCACCACTTGTGAAATGACCTTTGATGATACATCAACAGGCGTTATTATTTTTAAAACAAATAATGGCACTAATATTGCGGCTGAATTTGACAGTTCCACCATAGCAGCAGATACACGCTTTCTTCTTTGGGACGTCACTGCTGGATCTTTAAAGCGAGTTAGCCGTGGAGCTACCGATTCCGGCGGAGCTGGATTCCGAGTTTTAAGAATACCCAATTAAAAATTTCAGTATAAATTTATACTGTAATCATCACAGTATAGATAAATACCAATTTGCCTATTGTAAATAGGCATTTTAAATATAAAGTAAACCCACACCACCTACGAGCTATCCATAACAAAGGCTCATGGTTCAAGGAGAACTGACAATGAATGACACACCCGTAACACCATCCGCTGAAATGGGGAATGCTTCAAGTAGCACAAATGATACTTCGACAAAACTAACATCTACAACAAAAGTTGATGTTACTTCCGTAAAAGCTGCTGCAACTGCACCAGTTGACAAATCTGCTGCAGATAAAGTTAAGACAGATACTCCAGCCGAAAAAGCCGTTATCCAAAAGATCAAAATTGGCGATATGGAGTATGATGAAGCCACTCTAAAATCAATGATTGAAAAATCATCAGGCGCGGAGAAGAAGTTCCTCGAAGCTGCGAAAATGCGGAAGGAAGCAATGCGATTCTTCAAGCTTGCCAAGGAAAATCCCAAGGAATTCCTTGCCAAGACCGGACTGGACCCAAAAAAGTTTGCCTATGATGAAGTTGCCCAAGACATAAAGAACAAACTTCGAGATCCAAAGGAAGTTGCTCTTGAAGAAGCAGAGAAGCGAATCAAAGAATATGAAGCAAAAGAAACTGAACAAAAGCGCTTGGCTGATGAAGCTAAACTTGAGCAGCAAGCAAAATCCCTTGAACAAAAGTTTCATGCTGAAATGATAGATGCCCTTGAGGCTTATCCCGAATTACCAAAGAATGGCTTTACGGTGGCAAAATTGGCTGAGGCAATTGAAACAGTCAGAAATAAAACGGGTATTTTGCTTACTGCGAAGGAAGTAGCCCCAAAAGTTGTTTCTGATATGCGTAGACAGGTAGAAGGAGTTGTTAAAGGACTCACACCTGAACAATTGATTGCTCTTATCGGGCAAGAATCAGTTGATGCAATCTTAAAACATAGTCTTTCTAAAGTAAAAAATCCTTTATCTGGAAACAATGGTGCCCAAAGTTCTTCTGAAGGAAAACCGAAAGAGAAACGCTGGAAATCTTCAAATGACTTCTGGAAAACAATTGATAAGGCTGCAAAACAAGAGAGAGGTGAATGATCATGGATAGCACAGTCAATAAAAAGCGAGTCATTCCCAAGATTGCCTATCAATTAGAAGAAAAGACTGGTGGATTTCAATTGTTTGTTATCAAACTCGATGATGATAATAAGATGGTGTCTAGGGAAAGGATCAGCGATCCCGATGCTTGGGATCAAATAATTCTTCTTCTTGAAGCGGAACTCGGAAGGCAGTTTCAATAAATTTTAATTATATCATGCGCCGACATGGTAGCAGTCTTTCTTTTGGAAGGACTTAGACTGTAAATCGGCATAATTTAAAAGATTTCGGATTCGCCTTGCGAGAGGATAGAAATCGCTTTTGTACAAAAGTATATCTCGCTCTATTTAAATCCTCCTACACATTGCTTTCGAAAATGAATGGAGGCTAATCGAAAGGTTAGTTTGCAAACTATAGTACACAAATAGACTTGGAGTCTACAAGAGGGTTCAAAGGCCAAAACCCACCTAACCTTGTGGCAGAAGAGAGTGTTTGTCCTTCCAAATAAACAAAAATTCAAACCTTTAATGGAGAATCAAAATGGCCGCAACAATCCCCGCCTCAATTATCGGTGATTTTAAGGAACGCTACAAT